AGACGTACTGGAAAAGATATAGGATCGGTTGCTAAGAATACAGCCGAATCAGATAGACGACTTAAATCTTTATCAAATCAAACTTCAAACTCATCAAAAGCTTTTTCTAAACAAGCACAAACCATTTCAGGTGGTCTTGTACCTATTTATGCAACATTAGCAGCACAGGTCTTTGCTGTGTCTGCTGCTTTCCGTTTTTTACAAGAAGCTTCTGACTTTAAAAACTTAGTTGCAGGTCAGCAAGCATATGGTGCTTTTACAGGTACTATGTATCAAAAACTTGCACAAGATATTCGATCAGCAACAAACTCACAAATTAGTTATACTGAAGCATCTCAAGCTGCAGCAATTGGTATATCTTCAGGACTAAATGCTACTCAAATTACAGCACTTGGTGAAGCAGCAGCAAATACCTCACTTATCTTAGGTAGAGATGTAACAGATTCATTTAACCGTCTTGTTCGAGGTGTAACAAAAGCAGAACCAGAACTATTAGACGAACTAGGTATCATATTAAGACTAGATCCTGCATTAAGAAATTATGCAGCAGCAATAGGAAAAACAAAAGAACAATTAAATGCCTTTGAAAGAAGTCAAGCAGTAGCCGCAGAAGTTATTGGACAGGCAGAAGAAAAATTTGGTGGTATTCAACAAATTATGGATCCAAGTGCTTTTGCTTTTAATCAATTTGCACAAGCATTTAATGATTTATTAGATACTTTTAAAACTGGATTAGGTGGTCTTGCCCAGACAGTTTTACCTTTCTTTACAAAAAACGTAGGAGCACTTGTAGGTGCTTTAGGATTATTTGCAATTCCTATATTTAAACAAATAACACCAAACTTTAAAGCATTAGAAGAACAAAGTAAAGCAACAATTAGTGGACTAACAGACAATATAAAAACTTTAAAAAGAGAAAGCAGAAATTTAGATATAGCGCAAGAGGTAGCAGGGGGAGATAGAGCGTCTGCTCAAAAATTAGGAAGAGACGCAACTAAAGGACTTCGAGGTTTTGGTATCGAAGGAAAAATCGATCAAAGAAGAATTGCATCATTTAGAAATTCAGCAGAAAAGAAAATTGGTATTGCGAGAAATATGAATAAGCGAGAACTGCAAGAATTTAAAAATCACTTAAGACAACTAGAAATTGCTCAAAAAACAAGTTTAAGTAACCAAGAAAGACAACTTCAACAATCTGAAGTTAAAAAACAACAGAAAATGAAAGAAACTGAACTTAAACATGCTGAAAATCAAAGAAGAATGACTCAAGCAACTCAGATGGGTGCAAAAGCCATGAACACA